GCTGACGTACGAGTCAATCGGCGGATCTCGGCCGCGGAACAGCAGTGTAACCACGCCGCGGTTCGCCGGTACTTCCGGCACTTGCATGATGGTCGCCACGTACGAGCTACCCAACTGGTCCGCGCCGCCCATGCGGACTTCGATGCCGCCTGAAACGCCCCCCTCACGCTTCTCGCCGCCGAAAAGTTCCTCGTTATCAATGTCGAGCGTTGTGTTGCTGCTGGCCGAGACGCCGAGGCTCCGATCTGCGATCAGGATGTCTTCGATAGAGTCGATAGGGCCGAGGCACAAGGTAACCTCTACCGCCATGTAGTACTTGTATCCGGAGACCGCGCTGCTGCTGCTACTCCCGCCCACGTTGCTCTCTCAATCGTGCGCGCTCGATGACGCGCTGAACCATCGGATCTGTGATCCCGGCGAGGTTCTGTTCGTCGATGCCGTTACGAACGAACTCTCGCCAGTCGATGCCGTGCTGTTCGCAAAACGAGCGAAGCCCTCGCGAGCAGTAGCCGAGACTGCGGGCGTCGGCGAAGGTGACAATCACTTTTTGCCCCCGCCCTTTATCTCAACAGATTGCAGCGCACCGAACCAAGTGACGTTCGGCCCGGACACCAGGACCCGACCGAATATGATCGGGATAGGTTTGCCTTCTTCCGCTGTCGGTATGTCCGCTTGATCCGTCGTTGCAGGGGATGGACTTTGCGGCTTCGGTCTCAGCGCGTAGCTTACGACCAACATGACCAAAGCGAATACGAGTTGTGGCCACACGATGATTTCCTCAGTACAGAATCGCGCCGTTGAATGGGTTGATTGAAGGAATATACAGTTGTCCGCCATAGTTCGCTAAGTTATTGAACTTAGTTGTGCACGCGCTGGACGTGTGGTTGCACCCCGGATAAATCTTGAGGTCGGTGACCCCTGCGATGCCCGCCGGCACGTATGAGAGGGAGAGCACGCCGGCTGCCGAAGATCGGATAGCCCGAAGCTCCGGGGCACCGTTTATCGCGTTAGTGTATGTGATGAATCCACCGGCGAAATAGTTGGCTGCATGACTGACCAAAGACGCGACGGTCACGCTAGCGCCGCTGACATAAAATCCGCCGAGCGCGATAGCGAACTCGTGTGCGGATTTGAGTGCACGACAATCCACTCCGTACAGAACGTGTGGGCATGCCTTCTGGTAGTGCCTACGCAGGGCCAGCGCGTCCATCGATGCGAGGATCGACTCACACCCGAACGTGATCTTGTTGCCTCCTGGTTCCGGGGATAGCACCCGGCCGTTCCAGACGGAGCGAAATTCTGCGTCGGAGTCTTCCCAGTGCCTAGCGAATACGGTCAAGGTGACGACGACCGACGGAGTCCCTGACCTATATATCAACGCGAACGGCGCGGCGCTCGGCATCGTGACTTTGATGCCCGTCGAATCAAACGTCTGGTCCTCAGTCTTACCGGTGCGCGAAATAGGTATGGGCAAGTACCTCGTGGCTTCGTCTACAGTGTCCGGCCCGGCATGCCAGTACTCCGAAGAGGTGTATCGATAGACCGCAGGACCGACCGTGAACTTGTACAGTTCGACGGGCGTGCCGAGTTGATCAGTGTTTTCGACGGCATCGAAACTCATGGAGATTCATCCACAGACAAAGTCATGTTGGCCTGGACCGTCGCGCCTGTACTTATTTTTCGGATCACGATTTGCCAAACACCCGCAGCCGCAACGTATCCGGCGGTCGACCCCGTTATCCTGAAAACAAAGCCGTATCCGTAGTCTAACGGCAGCCATGTAGCCAGGTCGCCCGACGGGTGCTCTCCGGCGTATACGAGTATGTCATCACCGGAGATATAGTTAACGCGCGCTTCGTAGTCGGCTAAGTTCGGTACGGCCCCGGCGTACCACTCGTCAAAAAGCTCATGGAGGGCTTCCGGAGGGCCTGCGTCCACGGATATTCGTGCTTTATACGACCCGGGCGACAGCGCGTCATCCGTGAAGAAATTGAGCTTCTTGGCAGCGAAGTCCCCGTACATCTCCCCCATCGCGAAATAGAGTTGTATATCCGTCACTCCCGGGGCACCGGTGTCAATGCTGCCGTGTACAGCGTGCGCCGTAAGGTTAACGCCGCCCGTCGGCACTGTTAGCGGCGCGTCGGCGACCGTCATCACCGGGATCTCTGCCACCGCTACGCCGTCGGTGTACCACGTCAACGACACTTCATCCGAGGCGAACCGGTACGCGGCCACGAAATGAATCACGCGAATGTCGCTGGGCAAGAGGCTGAACCCTAGCGGCGCTGGGTCGTAGAGTTCGTCCATAATGTTCAATACGATCGACAGGGTGTCTGTCGAGGCCAAGCCTACGCGCCTGAAAACGTCCCCATGAGCATAGGTGCGGATCATCACCCAGTAGCGCGAGACGTCTGTCGGGTAGGGAGGGACGGCGGCGGCGAACCACAGCAACAAACCGGCACCGGTGTTCTTGCACACTATCGTCGTATCGGTCGCTGCGATCGCGTTCGTCACAATCAAGTCGGACGTCCAACTCGGCATGTAGAACGACTGGCGACGCCCCCAGCGCCGGCCCAGGAACTCTTTGAACAAGTGTATCTGCCTGCGCGACTTGAGCAGCCAGCGCATCGGGCGTGTGACCGTGCCGAACTCTTCAACAACGAACTGCTCGATGCCGCCGGTGTCTTCATCCGCCGCTTCTCCGACGAATTCGACGTTGGTGTCGATACCGTCTGACCAATTCGGTGGCGTCAACAATATCTCCCCGCCGCCCAGCGTTGTCGTAGGACGCGCCGCCTCATATATCGGAATGTAGTTCGAGTAAAACCCCCACGGGATGTACGAGCCGCGTTCCCCTGGGTAGTTCTCGAAGGCGATGCGCCCCTGGCTCACTTGATCAGAGAGGCGCTTTAGCGCAGCGTTGCCGAGAATACGGGCTTTACCGTACGGATAGAACGTCGTACCGGCGGGCCATGCTTTCGTTGTCGGCGCGGTCAACGTCAGCTGGCTATCTGCCACCACCAAAACCGACGCCAACTCGTACGTGTCGCGATCCCTGTATAGAACCACTCCCAGCGAGTCGTTGCCGTCGATGTCCGCTGCGGCTTTGAACGGACAGTATGTGACGTCGCCGGGGATCACCGTGGCACCTATCGCGACGTCGGCCGTGGTCACGCACCGGTACTGCCAGTCGGGCACCCAGAACGCCTGCGCTTTTGCTTTCAACAACAGGTTGTCCACCAGTTGCGCGTTCTCTTCCTTCGCCAAAAAGTCGTACTCAATGCCGCGCCGGTTACCGTCTCGAAGGCCCCTGCGTTGCTCCCACCCAGAACGCGAACGAAACACCGTTGTGTACCACTTGAACGTCTCGACGAGCGGCGTCTTCCAGTTCGGTTTGATCGGCCAGAAAAAGGTGTCAACAGCCATGAATCACCGAAGCAAATTTTTGATCGAGGACGCGTTGGCGCGGAGCACATTGAGAATCGCGCGCTCGCCAGCCGCCGTTCCGGCGCCTTGTTCAAGCACTGATCCGCTGTCGATACTGTTCACGATCTTCACGTTCATCGGCTGCTGTCCTCCACCCTGCCCGCCGCCGTTCATTACGTGGCGCGGGTCGTTGCGCTTCAACACTTCTTCGCCGCGCTCCAAGACAGCAGGCACTTCGCGAGGGCCGAGGCCTGCGACCCCTGCGACGCCGCCTGTGTGGTAGCGCGGCGCGCTGGCGAACCAGGCGGGGTTGACGGTGCGCATCGCGCCGCCTGCACCGACCACGCCGCCGGTGTGGAACGAGTAGCCGAACGCGCGGCCCACAGCCTTGATCGCGTTAAGAATCTGCTCCGCGATGATCTCTTTCGCTTTGTTGGCCAGCAGGTCCGCGAAGTAATTGCGCATGGTGTCACGTACGTTAATCCACGCATCCCCGAGGTTATGAATCTTTTCAAGCATCTCGCCGCTGGGCACCAGCGCATTCGCGAGCGCGTTCGACGCGTCCGTCGCCAACGTCAAATAACGGGCCTTCTTCTCATTGATCTGACTCTCTTTGTCCGAGATTGCTTGAAGACCTTGAGCCACACCAGCCAGCGACAGCTTCTGTGCTTCAGTGAGTGTCGTGGACGATCGGATCGCTTCGAGCAGCGCAGTAGAGTCGGTTACTACGAACCCGTACTGCTCGCGCAACCGATCCACCTCGGCGTTGTACTCGCGCTGCGTGATCTGATGTGACCGCAACAGCTCTTTTTGTAGCTTCAGCGCGTCGCTGTGCGCCTTGTCCGCGAGCTTCACCGTCTCGGCTTGCTGCTTGATACGCAGGAACTCGGTCTGGTCCGGCTTCTCCTGCAGGCCGATGTCGCGCAGGTTCTGCATCTGCAGTACCAGCGCCGTCAGCTCCTCCTGTGTCTTGCGCGGCAGGCGCGCAATCTGGTTCAGTAGGTCCTCGATCATCGACGTCAATTCAGGACGGTACTTCTCCTGGATGTTCTGGATCTCGGCGTTAACGCTTTCGTCGGTGAGTAGCTTCGCCCGGCCGCGCTCCTTCACAGACGAGATCTCCGCTTCGCGCCGGCTGTTCGTGCCCGAGATGGTGTCGGACAACGTGTCCACCGAGTTGCGCGCAAACTCAGCGCGCGCCTGAGACTCGCGCAGCTTCACGACTTGATCGACCTGGGCCTTCATGCGCGCGGCGGTCTTCTTGTCATGCTCCTTGCCGAACTTCTCGATGTCGGCGTACAGGTCCTTGAACTGCAGCTTGATCGCCGCCGCAAACTCATCCGCGTTGGAGGCTTCCTTCTTCAGTGACTCGGCGTTGAGCGAGTCAATGCGCGACTGCAGGTTCTGTTTGTTCGACAGCGTCTCGGCCGCCGCAGCCGCTTCAGCTGCACGCCGCTTACGGCGCTCTTCTGCCGCCGCCTCGTCGAAGGCCGTGGTATCTCCGGCGCTAGACGCGGCTGGCGCCGCCGCACCGGACGCCTTGGCTCCGGTGAACTGATTTTTAAGCAGACCATTGATCGTATCGATGTCCGCCTGAATCGCGCGCTTCGCCGCCGCGATCTCGTCTTGACTGCCGCCGCCCAGCCACCGCGGCATGTACTTCAGCCACGTAGCCCGGATCTTGTTAACAGCTAGAGATACGTAACCCACGATAACTTGTGACCACTTCTGCACCGCAGGGAACGATGCGTACAGCCACTTGCCGATGTCCCATCCAGACATCGCCGCCTGCGCCAACGCCAGGCCGCCCACAAGCGTACGAGAGAACGTACCTAAGCCCTTCAAGCCGGTCTCCACGGAGGCGTTAAACTGCTTGAACTTAGAGACCATCGCCAGCACAGCCTGCGACTCGCCGAGCAGGATGAGTTGCGTGCGCAGGTTCGCGACCATCTGGATCGCCTTCACGCCCAACGTAATGGCGAAGATCGTCGCGAAGATCTTGAGGTTATCGATGAAGAACTTCAGCGCGTCGACGGCCAGGCCGAACGCAACGGCGATCGACTCACCGAACTTTTGGCCTTCCGGCGACTTCAGCTTCTCGGTCAGATCTGCGATGAACGCCGTGAACTTCTGGATGAACCCACTATCGGCGATCGTCAGCTTCAGCTTCGTGATCACGTTGTCCAGTCGGCTCAACTGTGATTGCGTGGACTGCGTAGACGTAGCCACCGCGGGAGCGAACTTCTCACGCGCCACTTTGGCGAAGTCAATCAGCGCGTCCGCGCCGGCCTTGCCGGTACCTATCCACTTGAACAGTTCGGCCTGCGACTTGCCTGTGGCCTGTGCCAGAATGGCCATCGCACCGGGGAAATTCTCGGACAACTGCCCAGAAAGCTCTTCCATAGTGAGCTTATTCTTCGAGAACACCTGCTCCAGCGCCTTGAAGATCAACTGGGTGTCCTGAGTGCTTTTGTTCATCACTGTCGAGGCTTCAGTGATTGCCTCGAATATGAACCGCGTGTCCCGCTGGCTGACGTTAGCGCCCTTCGTTGCAAGGGCGAAGCTGGCGTAGCTACTGGCCAGTTCGAACACCTTCTTACCGAGCCGGTCTGCTTGTGCCTCGACGTACTGCATCTCCTTAGCCGCATCTACACCGAACCCGACCTTCAGCGTGTTCTCGACGGCTGTACGCTTGTTCACTACGTCCAGCACACCCTTGACCGCGTTGATTGCGCCGAACAAGCCGACGTAGCCGGCTGTCAGCGACAACACCTGACCGCGAATGCGCTGGAACGTGGACAGGGCGCGGCGTTCGCCGGTCTGATCGGCGCCGGTGATGATGGAGAACAAGCTCCGCGCTTTTGGTGCGGCCTGACCGTACGCGTCGCCAAGGCTACGAACCGCAGCCGCAGAGCGCGTAGCGACGGTAATGCCCTGTTGGGCGGCGGCAGTCCACGCGCGTTCGCGCTCGGTCAGGAACGCCTGTGCCGCGGCCAAGCGCTCGACGTGCTTCTGCTTGACGGCCTGGATGCCAGCGATGCGCTGTTCTTCGGTCGCTACTGCGCGTTGCGAGATGACCTGCGCCGCGCGGGCGTTCGCTTCGCGTGCCCGAGTGGCCGCCGCGATGTCCGCTGAAGCGCGCTGCGCATTAGCTGCCTCGCGCTCTGCGACGACCGTCGCGGTCAGTGCGTTGCGCTTGGCCTCTGCTGCGCGCACCTCTGCCCAGAACGCGTCTGCGCTCTTCTGGCGTGCTGCGGTGGCCCGAGTGAGGTCCGCTTCTTCTGACTTCTTCTTGGCGACCGCCGCGTCGAGTAGGGCGATGCCTTCGCGTGTACGTCGGTTCGAGTCCTCTTGCGTTTTGGCGTAGATGGCCGCAGCGCGGGCTTGACCCTCCGACAGCTCGCGCGCTTTGACGCCGGCACGTTCGACGTTCCCTTCGTGGCTCTCGATCGCCTTGTTGACGCGCACGTACGCCTGTTCGGTCTTCGCGACGACTCCCGCGATCTCCGCTTCAGCCGCAGCGATGTTTCGCAGGTCAAGACCTGCGCGCTCGGCCTTTTGCGAGACAGTGGCCAACTGACCGTTGAGTCGGTTCAGTACGTTCTGCTGCTGCGCTACGGCACGGTCAGCACCAGTAGCATCGCGCCGGGTATCGACGTTGGAGGTCTTGGAGAGCGCGAGCTTCGCGGCGTCTGCGCGTTCCTTGAGCGTGACGAACTTCTTGCTCGCTTCGTCGAGCTTCGCATTCAACAGCTGGTATGACTCGATGATCGACTGGTCTGCCGCCAACCCTGCGCCGGCCTTCGACAGTTGCTCGGCGACCTTCACCAGCTGACCGACGCTGCCTTCACCGCGTTCCGACGCAGGCACCAGCGACTCGATCTTCTTGACCAGGCCGTCAACACCAGCGCTGATCTCCCGCACGGGTTTCGAGGCGAGATCCTTCGCCGCGAAGATCATCTGGATTGTTTTGCTGTCAGCCATCGACGAGCCTCTTGATCATTTTGCTGAACGACTCGCCGGCTTCTTTACTGAATAGTGAGCTGACCGCCATCTGCGTAAGTAACGCAGCCGTCACGATGTCACTATTCACTCGCTTCTTCGCGAGCAACACCTCGTCCCACAGCACGTACAACGGATAACGGGTGGCTCCGGTGTGTCCTTCTGACGTCAGAAAGGACACGTCCTGCCTCAGTCCTTCGTACCATCCGAGCCGATCTGATGCATCGCTGAGTCCGTCACTGTCTTGATCGCGGATAGCGCTCGCTTCAGACCGGCGCCGAAGTTTTTTAGTGCGTGTTCTCCCGTGAACGTCATCTCGCCGATGTCCAACAACGCTTCGAGTTGCAGGGGCGCCGGGAAAGCTAAGACAGACGTCCACTCATCAGGTTCGTCAGCCGCAGCCGCTATCACCTTCGCGGCGAGCTTGGGTAGCTGAACGAGCAGCGCACCCAAGACGCGACTCGACGCGACGCCGGCTTCCTGGATGTCTTCTTGACCTTCCATCACCAGGGCGACGGCCTGCTCCAGCTCGGCTCGATCACCGGATGAAACAAGTGAAGCGATGTCACTAAACGTGATGCCGCGAACGGAGAACGCCTGCTCTCCGACGCGGTGCTCTTTCCTCGGAACCTTAATATCTGCCAGCATGACCGCCCTCACATCACGTCAGAATTAAGTCAGATCGCCCGGACGACCGTCGATGTAGATGTGCGACAGGCCGGTGATCTGGTTGATCTCGACGTCGAAGCCCATCTCTTGGTAGGTGTTGCCCTTCAAGCTCCAGTCGCCGTTCGGGGTGATGGTCGCGGACGGAATGTAGACATCGCGGTTACGACCACGGACGTTCACCGCAACGAACCGCATTGAACCGGCGACAGTCGCCAGCGTAGAGCTGACCACCTGAATCCGCGACGTCGCAGTTTTGGTGTAGTCCGCGGTGACGATCGCTGCGATCATCGGGCTACCCGCGGGCACGTAGAACCGGCCGAGGGTTAGATCGATGGTGTAGTCCGTACCGGCTACGTACGTGGTAGCGCCGGTCTTCAGCGATACCGCAGTGATGTCACGGACACCGGTCGGGTTAGTACTGCCCTCACCGATCTGATAGTAGCGGTCACCCACCAAGGCGACGCCGCCGTTGACGACAGAGGCCGTGATCGCGCCGCTGGTCTGTGTCTGGGTGGAGTCGAGCCCGATGAGGAACATAGCCGCGTTCTCTTTCGAGATGTCGCTGCCCTTGAACGCCGCCTTACGCGTCAACGAGATCAACGCAGAGTCGTCTTTCACAGCGACGCCGTTGTCCGTGTCGAAGTGTTCGACTGACGACGACGCGACGTTCAGGTTCAGCTCGCTGGTGATGCCCAAGTATCGCTCACCGGTTCGGCCGGCCGCCCATTCAGCGTACGAAGCCGGAACGCCAGAGAACTTGTCGAAGTGGACTTTGCCGGAACCGAGGGTGGGATTCATGTCAATACTCCTATCAGAAGACAACTATTGAGACACAGTATAACCAAAGGTTGATTCAAGGGGTAAAGAACGGATCGTCCAACGGCTCAACCAGCTCGATGACGATGCGAAGGAACATGGCTGCTCGCTCAGTCAGCTCAGTCGCCGGCCGGACGGTGCCGGGCTCAATCCCGATTTTCCGAACAAACTCCAGCGCCTGACCTTCAAACTCCGTGTTGCCTTCGCTAGGCGAGATCCGCTTATTTAACAGGGCCAGGGCTTGTTTGACGCTGGCAAGCAACTGGTGCGCAGGGTCCGTCGGGTTGTCTTTGTCGTCGGGTACCTGGCCTTTGATGAGCACAACCCAGCTGTCCACTTGTTCGTTATGACCATCACCGGGCGTCACAGGCTCGCGATCCGCGTTTAACCCCTCCAAGAACGATATGTTGGGGCAGGGATCTTCGGCACTGAATAGAAGCCGGCCGCGGTAGATCGCGCCTGTCAGCGTGTACGGGTAGCCGTTCACTACCGTGACCTCTGTCCCCAGGTAGGTGCAGAGCTGCTTCAGCACGGCAAGGCGGATGCTGTCAGCCACGGGCATACCGCTCGAAGTTGCGCAAGAACTCCCGCGTCATGTAGTCCAGTGCACGCGGGGCGACTTGGTCCCGAACCGACTTAAACACTTGGTCGACTGAAGGGCCGTACAGCAGGTAGAGATCCGGGTCGGTATCGCTGTAGGGTTTGCCGGCGAACTTGTACTTGTTGGCCAGAGGCACGCCCTTGGGCATACGGACCACCAAGCCGATGTTGTACCCGTCTTCGATGCGCGCCTTACCCTTGCGCAGCTTCACCAGAAACCCGGACTTCAGCATCTTGGCGCCGCCGCGAGCACCGCGCACCTTGACGCGTACGCCGGCCTTGCCGAATACATCACGTGATGCTGCATACCGGGCCAGAGACACCGGGCGCTGGCGTGCTTCGATTACAGCCACCGGCTTGGCGGTTGTCGCTTTCTGAGTTGCGATCAGGCGGTTTCCGTTGACGAAGGAGCCGATGTAGTTCTGATCGAAATTGATCTGTTCGCGCATGAAGCGACTGCTGTCTGCGTAGCCGAACGCGGCTGTCTTGTTGACTGTGTCGCGCGCCGCACGGGCCGACACCTCGGGGAAGTCTCGAAAATACTTTTGAAGAGATTGAATCCCTTCCAGGCTGGCTGATACCGGGATCACAAACTCACCGGGCTGACACGGAACTCGGTGGTGTAAAGATCACGCACTGGCTCGCGCAGGTCCAGATGAAACACGCGACCATCGTCCAGCACGACCCGATCCTTCTGGCGAACATCGTATGTATCGACTTCGCTCTTCAAGAAAATCAGACGATCCACTTCAGCTACTTCCTGCGAGTATCCCTCACGATCGAGGTCACCGATTGTCGCTAGCTTGTTGTGGAGGCGCACCGACACCGGCGAAGCGATGTTGGTGCGCACGTTGGTGTGTTGGGCAGACAAAGAGAACGTCTCGTGTACGTTCTCCCGCGCGGTACGCTTGATGTCTGCCCACGCACCCATGGTTACAGGCCGGTGCCGTCTTTGCTTGGCGCACCAGTTGCTGGTGCGTCACCGGTGCCGGGCGTTGGCGTAACCGACGGACCGGGCGCGCTCGGTGCTTCCGGCGCAGCATCACCCTTGAGTCGAGCGGCGCCCAGGCCCACCAGCTCAGCCGCCGTCTTGGCGTCCGTAGTGAATTCAGCGCCAGGCTTGACCGATGAGACCTTCGCTTCGCCGACCGTAAACTGATCCTTGCCGCCTTCAAGCGCGTGAACAGCGACGTATACCTTCTTTGCTTCTGCCATGTCGATACCCTCTTGAGGTTGTGAAAAACAACCCGCTTGTTACGGCGGGTTGTCGTACTGCTACAGTCGTCTACCGAAAGTGGATTACACCACTTTGGCTTTCAGGGACGCGGTGCGCTTGGGCACCATCAGCGGAGCGGACTGGGTCATCACGTACTCTACCGACGGGTCTTGGTTGCGCCAGTTCTTCGGGAAGTAGCGCAAAGGCTGATACCCGGCTTCAGCGTCCATGATAGCGCCGAAGCACTGCACGCCGTCGATGCCCGCAGCAGCGGTCAACACGACGCTGTCCTGGGCCATCATTTGCGTCACGGTGCCGTCGTCGGCGTCATAGACGTCGCTGTACACCCAGACTTCGAGGCCGTTGATGATGCCGATCAGCTTGGCGTTGTTGTCCAAGAGCGGACCGCGGTTGAGGTTGGCCGCGATGCCTGCATAGCGGGTGTCCAACTGATCCTTGACCAGAGGGTGCGCCATGAACCCGGTCAACGCGGTGCCGCCCATCGTTACGCGGTCCACTACGTAGCCGTAGGTGCTGTGGATCAACTGAGCCCACGTCTGCAGGTTGGCGACAGGGTTCGAGACGCCCGTTGTGATGTCCGTCCACAACGCCGTACCGGTAAGGGTAACGGTCTGCCCGGCGGGGCGGTTAAAGCTGACGTCTACCGACGGGTAGTCCTGGCCTGCCACGGTGTACGAGCCGAGGATAACCGCTTGAGCGCACATCCACTCAATACGACGATCGATCTTCTCGCGATGCTCCCGCATGTACTGGGACATCTGAGCGTCACGGCGCGCCTGCGGGGTAATACTACCCAGCAAGGCTTCACCGGCGCGGCGCTTGATCAGCTTGGTCGGGTCAACAATGTCCTTCGGCTTGACGTACGCAGGCTCGAAGCGCTTGGTGCTGTAACCGCGGTCCTTCTGCACTCGACCCTGAACCAGGGGCGACACGAACGGCGCCAGGGCGCGCGGGCCGGCGCTGACCTCGTCGAAGTCGATGTACTGATTGGTCGACGTCAGTTCACCAGGGAAGAACTGACTCCAGTATTTGCTGACGTCCGGCTTAACGGTGTTGATGACACCGAGAAGGTCGTGGGTTTCGTATGTGTCCAAAGACATGGCGGTTTACTCCAGATTAAATTGTGTGAAGGTAGCGGCAGGTTGATCTGGTTAGATAACCGTCGTGGAGCCAGGCAGCGCGCGCACAGCGATGGCCGTGCCGTTGAACGCCGCGTACTTCTGTACCGTGGTAGCGGAAGCCCAGCCCAGCGCGTCGATGTTGAAGACGCCGCTACGGTAGAACTGCGCGTCTTTGTCGGCCGACGTCGCGTCTACTGCGTGGATTAGAATGCCGATCGCTTGCTGTGAGCCGTCAACTGCGCCGGGTACCCACTGCATCAACTTACCTGATGCAGTGATGCGACCTACGACAGCGTACTTGGCCAGGTTCTGACCGGTGACCAGCTTGCCGATGTCGGTGGTGACCTCGGCTTCACCGGCCAACAGCTGAGTCGGCGTATAGACATCGGGAGATGCCGCGTTGCTTGATGCGAGAAAATCGCTCATGGGAGTGTCCTCGAAAAATTGGAAAAGTCTGAAACTTTGAAACAGTAGATGTATTTACGTGACAGAAGTCAACTATTAGTTGACTTTCTGGCCCGTTGCTGCCGCGTGGTTCTTAAGCATACGGACGCTCACCGAGTCTTCGACCACAGGTGCCGCAGGCTTAACCTCGGGGTTATTGGTCGCCATAGCCGCCTCAAACGGAGCCTCGCGCCTTTCAGCAGCAGGGGCTTCGACCGGGGCCGCTACCTTCTCAGTCGGCGCTGCTGCGAGGATCTTCTTCGCTTCGTCCGCCGACAGTTCGGTCTGCATGGCCAGGTGGGTCGCCAGAGCTTCGCGGCCCTTAGCTTCCTCGCTACCAGTGATGGCGGCGATACGGGCGCGCTCTGCCGAACGGGCAGTCGCAGCGGCGTCGGCGGCGGAGGCTGCCGGTTGTTCAACAGAAGGCGTGGACATGATACTTACTCCTGAAAAGGGTTTGGACAAACCGGCTACTTTCTCTACATACGCAGTCATCGCAGCGCCGGGGGCTACGACAGCGTCAATCAAACCGAGGGCCTTGGCGTCGGCGCCGTTGTACACGCGAGCTTCTGTGTCGCGGATCGCCTGCTCACTGACGCCGGTGAACTTCGACACCAGCGTGACGAACTCGTCCATGCAGGCCGAGACCGTGTCCTGCCAGTCCTTCTTGGCGGCGGCAGACAGAGGCTCGTACGGGTTCCCGTCAACTTTGTGATCTCCCTCTTTGACGAAGGTCACCTTAACCCCTTCTTTCTCCAGGGCCTTCGAGTAATCGATGTGCTGACGGTACACGCCGATCGAGCCGACCTGCGCGCTGGGTATCGCGACCCGTTTACCTGCGGCGGCTGCGAGGGCGTAACTGCCCGACATTGAGTTGGTAATCATGGCGACTGAGGGCTTCACCTTGTTACCGGCGCGAATATCCGCGGCCAACTCGAAGCACATCTGGCTGCTGCCGCCGGGGGAGTGGTGGTCATAGGCGATGGCCTTCACGTCTGGGTCACTCAACGCAGCGTTCATCTGCTCGCGAATGAAGTCGTACCCGGTCATGTAGCTGCACGACCAGCCGCACCGGGCGACCAGCAGGCCGGTGACAGGGATGATCGCAACGCCATTACTGAATACGAACGGCTTGCGCTCGTCGAAGTCGCTGTAGCCGTAGATAGACTCCACGGTCAACTGATAGTCCGCCAGCCACTCAGCGCGGTTGCCCGGCTTCGCCTCGAGTCCGGCGATCAGCTGGCCGACCAGTGCGTCGGGCTGCATGTTCACCAACGCAACCCGGTCACTGAACTCCATCAAATGTGCGAAATGTTTACTCATCGGTGTCACTCTCTGCCTTGCCATTCGATGGGGTCTTCTTGCCGGCGTCCTTCATCACGCCCAGCGCGTCGTTGGCGCCAGGCGTGATAGCGCTGGTTGTAAGCTCAATACCCAGGCTTTCCGCGAGCTTCTTCTCGCGACCTTTTTGCTTGAGCACTTCGCGCCAGTCCTTACCGGTTCGGATGCACTCGTCTTCGAGCGTACTGATGCTGTTGCCCATGCGCATCGCAGCGGCCTGGGTCTCTTTAAGTTCGTCCACCTGGCCGCGGCTGGCCCCGATCCACGAGCAAGCGGTGTACGCTTCCTTCATCAGCGGGTCGTACAGGCTGGGTGCGTTGGCTGGCAGCGGCATATCCGTGTCAGGACGATTCATGTCCTCTTCGAGCCACAGAGCGAAGGCATGCGTTGCCAGACTGTCCGCGGTGATCTTCTTCTGCGACTGCATGTACTTCCACGTCTCGTTCATCGATGCGCGCGCCGACGTATAGTTCGTCTGGCTGTAGTCCTTACTGAACTGCTCATACGACAACCCGAGCGCCGCGGCGACGTGCCGGAGCAGCGACGACTCGAAGTCCTCGCCGACGCCGCCCGTCGTGCCGGCAGGGCGTAGCTGCAACTTTGAGCCGGGGAACAGGTGCGGGATCTTCACGCCGTCAATGTGCAGGTTGGTCGATGCGTCTCCGTACTGAGCGAGTGCCTGCAGGTACTGCGCTGCAGCAGCCACGGAGCTATTGTTGTCCGCGCCGATGGTGCCCAGCGCGACTTCCCGCGGCAGCTCCGACTCGATCGTCGCCGCATAGGTGGCGTTGACTACCGCGTTCTGCAGCACAATGTCCTGGAAGCGCGAGGTCATCTTCATCTGCTTCAAGACGGACACCATGTCCGCCACGCCGCGAGTCTGGTCGGGGCGCATGCGCTCGTAGAGGTGGATGAACTGGATACGGCCCCACGGCTTGCGGATCGGAATTCGCGACCACGTGAATGCCTGAAGCGCCCACGGGTCATTCGCATAGCCGTTGCGGATATGCACGGCCAAGGGCGCTCCATACCGATCCGTCTCCACGCCTCCGCGTAGCCGCTCTACGTCACTCATACCGTGCGGGTTGCAGATCCGGTCAGGATCGACCATCTGCAGCGCGGTCTTGTACGGCCGCGCTGTCTCACGTATCCACTCAACTGACGCCGCTACCTCGCCGTGCATAAATCGCACACCGACGCCCAGACGGACCAGACCCGTCAAGGTGTCGTGTCGAGAGGCATCGATCCAGCGGTCATTCGACTCGGCGTATAGCGTGAACCGCTGTTCGCAGTATTCCTGAAACTCGTCGGCCCATTTTTCATCCAGGCCCAGGATCTTGTATGCCGGACGAGAGTTGAGCATGTACTGAGCGCCGACGATGCTGTCTTTGTGCGTCGCCGAGGCCCCGGTCATGTAGCCGTCGTTGCGGGTATTGTCACGTGCGCGAGCATCGATCAACTGTTTATCGCGCAACAGGTCGCCGTCGGCTGAGCGCATGGTGGGCCGGTGCATCGCCAACTCGCGACTCGTTCGGCTCGCGCCCTCGTACGCACCCATCACCTTCTGCGGATCGTTGGGTGTGATCGTAACCGTAAGGTCACCGGACGGCAGGAGCTGTGCGTCTGCGGTTGATGTGGACATCAGAAGTACGCTCCGCCTGGCGAGACGCGACCGTAGCTAATTCCGTTCAACTGGGTCTCCAGCGATTGAATGTACTGCGCCAAGGACACGCGGTTGGCTGCCGTGTACTCGACGCGCTCGCCGTTGTAATCAACGACCACGCGAGCCGACGTGCCCATCTGCAGTCGGTGGTACGCCGCCTTGGCGTCGTTCAGTAGCGTCTGCGTGGTGGGGGCTGCGTAGGCCGGCGACGCCGTGGACGTGTGTGGTAGGACTGCACCACAGCCGGGGTCCGTTACCACCACGTCGTAGACCAACGTGCGGTCGTCCGAGCCCGAAGCGCTGATCGTGAGGGTCGCTTTGTACGGCTGACCAGTGACGACACCAAGAGCATCGGACAGCTGGCGGCGATAGACGCCGTTACTGCCGGCGACATAGCTGAGTGCCGCCGGCCAGGTCTCACCTGTTACTTGAGCGCCCGCGGCGTCGGTGACGACGACCTCTACAGTCGCATCATTGATAGGCAAGCCGGTCAGCGCATTGAGAACAACCGTCTCAATGATCGGTGCGTTGCCTTGCTCAAAAATCAGAATGCAGCTCATAAGTTGACGTGTAGCCCGTTAGTTGATTCTTAGGATACAGGATTCAAGACGTTATGGAACCCGCGACCGAACAGTTACCGACAGCGCCTGTTTGACCACCGTGATGGCCTGGATGGCTGTTTCGACAAACCCCGGCACACCGAGTTGGCTGCCGGCGGATACGCGATCCGCCTGTTCAAATATCGCCGCATTCGCGACGACTTCGGCCGCAAGCGCCGACAACAGCCGGTCAACTTCCTCCAGCACCGTTACCGACACCGTCACCGGCGTTTCGGCCGCCGATAGCGCGCGGTCGTCCGTTTCTACGATCTGGGCGGAGGCCTGCGTCGTTACGGCGCCGGACGACGACGCGGTGTAATCCGGACCTTCGACCACAACGGCTGACGCTGCGACGAGCAGCTCCAGCATCGCGGACAAGGCCTCTGCTTGCTCGATCAGCGCGGCGATCGCCGTTGCTGGGACGGTACCCGCCGAGGGTGCGCTTTCAGCTTGTTCTACTACAATAGCCGCTGCTGCAGTCACCTCTGTCGCGACCAACAACGCGCGATCTGGCTCTTCTGCGTAACTGACATTCAGGTCTGCAGAAGCGACGGACCCGGAAACCGACTCGACGGGGTCAGTCTGCTCATTGATCGATTCCGTAGCAGCTACAGTTGCCAACAACAACGCCGAAACGGCGTCATTCACTTCAACGAACAGTAAGGTCAAGACTACCGACGCTGCTGTCGCTGCCGCGATTGACTCGCTTTGCTCGTTGATCACAACAGCGGCGGCAGCCGGGTTCTGGTTAGCGCTGGTTAACGCGTCACTCTGCTCACTGATGATCACCGAAACGTCGGTGTTGGCGGTCGACGCCACAGCACTTACCGTATTATCCGCCTGTTCTGTGACCTGCTGGTCCGCCGCAACAGCTTCGACGGCGACGACGGACAGCCCGTCTTCGATATCCCGAATCGCCGCTGCCGCGACTTCAGGTGTGGTAACACCCGAAGTAACCAGTTCAATTTGATCCAACAAGGCTGCGTCTACGTTGCTCGCCGGTGTCACCGACTGAGCGACAACGAGGTCGGCGACCTCGTTGATCGATATATCCGCAGCAACGGCTTCTACCGCCGTAATCGATACCACATCCGGAACTTCGCTCAGACCGACCGACGCGGTCACCGGTGCGCCGGCTAGTGACGACACTTGATCGGCCGTCTCCACGACGCCGACGCTTACGGCCACCGGAGTTGTTACTGCCGCCGCAATTGTGTCCGGGACCTCGCTCAACGCGGCGTCGACTCCGGCGCCGACTAGCGCTACTTCAGGAATCGGGCGGCGACGCCCCCAAAATTGCAGAGCCACGTTCGGCGTTCGACCAGGCCCATTGATACCGCGACGCGGTGGGACGTAGCCGGTTGATCCGCCGCCGCCCGCATCTGTAAACGCAATCGCTACGATGCTCCACGATGCGGATGTGGCTAGTGTGCCGTCACCAACGATTGGCCCACCTGGGGCATCAATGCGTGAAAATGAATGCCCACCGATCGCGCTCGAATCCCATTCGTCAGTTGTGTCGTAACCTGCCCCGGGCGTGTTGGTGGTTCCTGCATAGTCTGCTACGGCGCAGATAGCGAGATTTCCCGCATCGAAAGCCGCAGTTGTTGGCGTTGTTGACGGGCCTCCACCACCAACGGGGGCCGGCCAGTCTACTACTGTCGGCGTTGACCCGTCGAAGTTGAACCGACGCGCTTTGATACCGAAGTATGCGACGGTCTTAAGCGTTGTGTACGTCGCGTCCGTGTAGAATCGCGCCCTAATCACATTCGTCGCGTGCGCTGCCGACGACAGTACGTAAAAAATCTGTACGTCTTCGTCGTTCGCTGCGTCATGGGCCTTCCCCTTTGTTTCCCACGCCGTACCGTTAGCTGTGTCGTCAACTTTGCAGAATGCGTTACTTCCGCCCTCCCATTTTACTTCTGCCGATAGCAATTGCTCTGCGGCTTGGTTGTACGCGGCCAACGACACCGAACTGTCGGGTACCCCTAATCCATCGAGGTAGTCCACCGGTGTTATCGCAGTGCCGCGTGTAAAGCTCATTAGATCGGCCCTGCGATTATTGATCGAAAGCCCAGCCCGGCCAACGAGGCACCGGTTCGCGGGAATGACTCAAGCCCGGGTCTACCCCCTGGCGATACTAACGAGATGCGTTCGGCAGAACTGTCCGTGTACTGACAGATCAGCGTCTGAGATCCCGCAACTGGCGTCTGATAAAAACTAATTGTGTTGCCAACTACCTCGGCGCGCAGTATCTGCCCGCTTTCGTACGGCACAAAGCCAAGATCTGTTGTGCTGAGCTGCTCGACGCTATAGCTTGCGCCGTTCCATCTCGCAATTGCTGGACCGGATGTAGGGTTTGAATAACACTCGTATGCGTAACAACTGCCCGATGCGAGTGTGCATCTGAGCATAAATCCGAGTTCGTGATTGATGCCGCCACCACTCGGATCATAGGTGAGCTGTATCTCTCCTTCGATATACTGATCTTCCGTGAACGTAACGCCCGTTACCCCCGTGAGCACCGCCACCGCATCGTTATTTACAACGTCGCTGACGGTCGCTGCGGCATATGCAATCCCGCTTCCAGTGCGGAAATCTAAATACTGACCCGAACTGGCCGCATCTCCGCTGGCCCACATCCCACCCTCGCTGATTGGACTTTCAGTGAGGTCAAAATTGGTTGAATATGAATTTCCTACAGCCGCGACTTGTTGCAGACCACGTCGCTGCCTTGCCATGTACGAGCGTAAGCGCACATCAATTTTCCAGCGCCCAGCCGAACATGTCGCAGCGGATGCTGTTCGATGCGCTGGCCACGGACCACGTTGCAAACAGATCCACCGTGTTATTCGACAAAGAGTTGTCGAACGAGGTGCCGACAGCGGGGGACGACGTAGGCAACAGCATGATCGGTGTGGTAGCAGACAACGCTGCACTAAGCAGCCTACCGATCCCGATGACGTTGCTATTCACGCCGGTCGCAATCGTGCGCACGATCAGATCGAGTTCCAGCCACCAGGATAAGTTAGACGCAGAGGTCGCGAGCGTGCCCGACGCGCCACCGTTGAACACCACCACAGAACCGAAACGCAAATCTAACGTTAGCGTCCCGGGCGTTGCGGCGGCGCTGCTCATGCGTCCGCCAGCGAACACTTTTAGCTTGATGCCAGAGTTCAGATCTGTATTCGGCGCAAGGTTAACCTTGGCCTGTGTCGGAAGCAGCGACGTGGCGGTCGTCGTGTTGGTTAACGCCGGGCCGTCTACCTGCTGGATGATGAGGGGTGCACCCCAGATGTTACGCATGGTTCTCTCGCTTCAAAGTGTTTTGGTGTCCGAGCTTCCTGCCGCTGTCGATCAAACGTCGGATGGCCGCGGCGTGTTCAAGTGTTACCATCGCTTTTTCCGTTTCGAGCAACGGGGCATCGACGTTATGCCGCCAACGCTTGGCGAACCCGGTCTTAGTCAGCCGGGGTTTCATAGCGCCTTGCTCGCTGCGTTTGTCTTGCTACCCTCGCCGCTCGATGCGCTGATCGACGAAAGAGCGAAGAACCAAGTTTGGCCCGTTGCGAGCCCTGGCACGGTGTATGTGGCGACCAGCCCGATAGGTGTCGCACTGGTTAGCGCGCTGGGGCTGGTGCCGTAGTACAGTTTGTACCCGGTGAGATCAGTCAACGCCGAACCGTCGGTGTTCAGGGTTGGCGCTGTCCACGTAAGCTGCACGCTGTCCGTCGCGGCGCTTGAACTGGACGACGAACTACTGCTACTCGATGCGCTCGATGTAGAGCTACTTGAGCTGCTTGAACTGCTTGAACCACTTTGAATCTGGCACGTTTTTGTTGCGCCAGGAGCCGGGTCAGTAAAATTTATCGTGTCGCATTGGGTGCCATCGATAAAGTTGCGCACGTCCCATCGAACATCAACGCCGAACCTAATGGTTTTCAAACCAACAGCGGGACAGCGCTGCCCATAGTTCGCGCAGTGCGTCCAACCGGATGGGGTCGAGCTGGATGCGCTGCTACTTGAGCTGGAAGTGCTCGATGAGCTGCTGGAGCTGGACGAACTCGCCGGCACAAACTTGACGACGGATTTCAACGAGTCCCGGCATTCGTAAGTGATCGAGCCGCTGACTTTCGTTGCGCCGGTTAAAACTTTGTCCGCCTCCTTTGCCGTTGTACACGCCGACACCGATGCGTAAGTGCCGATCGGCGAACCGCTCTTGTACAGCGTGATTGTGCGCGTGTCGGTTTGAGTACCCACTGCGGCGAACACTACCGACGAAGCACCTAGCGCTAACAGCAAGGTACCGACGAAATACTTTTTCATTTCAATTCACCTGGCGCAAACGCCGATGCGGGACCGAAACTACTCGTCGAACGCGGCTACTTTCTTCGAGATCCGTTCATCGATCGCGGCTTTCTCCGCCTGCACCTTCTCGATAACTTTATCGAGCGCAGCCTTGACGACGACCGAATCTGCGTCGTCGTGTCGCGAGATAGAGAGGATCGCTTGGTCTGCGATCACGAGCTTTTGCGAGATATTCATTAGGCGTTACCTGCGGTGCGGGTGTATGAGTTCACGGTCCAAGCCTGCGAGATGGCCGCTACGACGTTGTCCATCGTCATGTCGCCGCCAAAGGTGATCGACGCGGCGGACGCGACGCCTGCGGTGCTGGTGTGGCTCAACGTCACCGTGGTGCCGGTAACCGCTACAACCGTAGCGCCCACAGGAACGCCGGTGCCTGACACGTTCATGCCAACGACGACGCCAGTAGTGGCCGCGAAGTTCAGGACGTTGCCGTTGGCCGCCGTAAGCGCGTTGGTCGCGATCACATACTGCTGAGTAACCAAACCCTGCTCGTGGCATGTGGTGTTGGTGGAATCCATGATCCGGTAGTAACCAACGGTACCGGCTGCGTCGTACGTACCTGTCCAAGTGCCAGCTTTCGCCTTCGCGCCGGATGAAGCAGCAGCCAGCCAGTCGGACGGCAGCGCCTGCGAGTCCAGCAAAGTGCCCGTGGCCGCTGCTGCGCAGTTGGCGGGCATAGACCCAGTGCGGAACTGCAAGAGAGGGGCGGTGCTGATGACAGTCTCAATGGCATCGAGACGCCCGTTGTTGACGGCTACGCTGTTCTGGACGGTCATGGGTGAATCTCCGAAGTCAAGCCAGTTGGGATGCGAGTTTCGCTAGATCGTATCCACTTTTAGTTGACGGCTCAAATTTAAGTTGATTCGAGGACGCAGCAATAACCAGATCGTTCTTGTCCCAGACGTCGGCCCAGCGCGGAGGTCTCGACCAATCGAATTGCTCTAGTCTTAGGTTCGTACAAATTCCTACGCAGTACGTAAATAAGTCCCATGATTCGTTTCTGTAGCCTTTAAGGTTCTCCCAGCCTTTCGATGTTCTGCGCTCCACAGTCAGCTCGGTATACACCTCGTCGGGCAACCAGTCGGCGAAGTGGATCAGCCCGCCGTGCGCTTCTTTTCGATCAAGCATCGCGTTGACGCGGTCCTTCAACACGTTCACATTGAGCAGCAACACAGGTACTTCGCCGCGGTTCACTGCCGTCTGTCCTTTCCCCATGGCGCTGTCGACGTAGCTGATCCGCGTACGCGGAGATCCGACGACGTGATCGCCTTTGATGAGCACGAACCGTTTGTGGTGTCCTCTCTCTTCGTCGCGGAGCTTCTGCCAAAAGGCATACGCGTTACTGGTCACGCCGGCTCTACCACCCGAGTCACACCCCACGAGCTTCATCTGCATCCGGCGTCCGGAGCCGTCAGCAAGGGGGTACGTCTTCTCAATCACTTGCTCGACCAGGAGATCCCAATCCTCCAGATTCGTCGCCGGCTTAACCCAAAGCGTGTCGCCATCCTCGTCTTTGCGCACCGACTTACGGATCGAGAAGCGATCAATCAGCCACAGGTCCATGCCAATACCGACGCCAAAGACTTGCACGACCCACTGGTTCTTTTGAACGTCGCACGTAGCGACCAAAAAGCGCACGCCTTCGGGAACCTCGTGCTCACCCATTGGCTCAGCGCGTGCCTTGATGTCTTCTGGTAGGCGCTCAACCTCGGTCCCACGCATGCGATACGGGTGGCCTTGATCGGTGTTGACTGTGGTTTTCAGCGCCTCTTGCGAACCGGTGCGTTCGTATTCTTCTTCGGCCTGCAGGTGCTTCAGCACAAGATCCTTCCACGTAGCAAACGCGGCAGCCGTACCTTTGAGCCAGAAGGACGCGATGTTGCTGCGCATCGGGTTGCCGAACATAAATCCGTCACGATCGAGTCGCATGCCGTCTGGAACCCACACACCGGCTAAGTTCAGGTCGTACTTACGGGCGTGCTGTATTTGGTGCTCGCACTTCGGACACACCATGTACGCCATCTCAGCCGCTTCAACGAAGTCACGGGTGTCTGGCCATGCGAGTAGATTGAAATCGCCTTCAAAGAAGTCGTGACACCTCGGGCACGGCCAATAAAGCCGACGACGATCACCTCGATTATAGAGCGATGCGATGCCCTTGCACGGCGGGGCTTCGTGCAGTGTGCGCGCCATGTACTTGGGGTCGTCTACCACATGCCCTGGCGACGACTCGGCGAGGTTCATGCCGAATGAACCGAACGTCGTGTTTCGTTTCCCGGCCAGGTCGAACACTGAACCTTCGCCGTCGATGTCTTCGGGCATGCGGTCCAGGTCGGTCTCTGCTGTTCTGGGTACCGGGCGCCCCGAGAGTTCGTTGATCGCCGGCCACGCCATCGTCAGCAGCATGCCGTTGGAGTAGGCCTTGTTGAACACACTGTCGCTATCACGCCGCCTTATCAATTTCTCCTTCAGCGCAGGACTGTGCCTGTGCATCGGGTTGATGCGCCGGCGTGTGAAGTCGGCTGCTGCGGCTTGCGACTTCTCGACGATGAGCATGTCGGCCGGGTCGCACATGACGCTGTAGCAGATCCAGTTCAACAGCAGCGCGTCACTTTTCCCACTCTGAGCCGGACCCATGAAAACGACCGCCGAGAAGTCCCGGCTTGTCAGGCAGTCCATGGGGTCGATCATGTACGGAGTCGTTTCATTCAGCCACGGACCCTCGTATCCGCCGCCGGAGTTCTTCAGGATGCGATACTTTGCGGCGGCTTGACTGACCGACAGACGCTCTGGCGGTAGCAGCCCCGCCGCGCTGTCCACGACGATGTCAAAGACCGTCTGGAACTTCAGCTTCGATCTGTCTACTTGGAGCATGTTTTGCGTCTTCGACAAGTGCGCGATGCAGGTCCAGCAACGCCGCATCCGACATTTTGGTGATGATCCGTCGCTGGTCTTCCGTCAGCGAGGTTTGGCGTTCAATGTTGTCCGCCCAGAGGCGAATAGAGGACTTCAGCGACTTGAATGCCTCGCCCAGCGCGAGCTGCACTTCTTCGGTGGACCAGAGGGTCCCTTGCGTCAATTCGTACTGCTGGCGCTGCCTCTGCGCGGCCCAGAACTCTTTCTGCAGGTAGGGCGGTAGGTCGTTGGGTCGGAGCTTCTTGATCCACGCCTCGATGTCCACGACCGGGTCGACGAGGTACTTGGCCGCCTCGCCGATCGGGAACACCGGGTAACCTGCGCGCATGCCGCTGGGTTCGACTTCGCGAATCAGTTCAGCTACTCGGCGTTTGTCCTTACAAAATAGCAAGGCCAACTCTGAGATGCTGGCGCCGTCATAGATCGTCGATTTTTCTTCTTCGCTACGCTCATGGCCGGCCATTGGTCAGCCTCTCACGGACGATCTCGTGCAGGGTCTCGAAGGGCAAGCGTCGCAGCGTCTCGATGTGCAGCGACAGGTAATCCGGGAGCGCTTTGTCCTGGTGTCGGTAGCCCGCGTACGAGCTGTACGACATACCCAAGATTCGACAGACCTCGGTTGGCGTTCGTATCAGGTGTAACTCAAAATCAACGAGCATCTGGTTCATACGAACCTCGTAGTGAATTCCTGGGTAGTGTAGCTATCTGTTACCCTGCGTCGCCACCGAAAAGAAGTGGCTTTAGGTGGGCGAAAATGGCTGATTATGTGTTACCAATTTTGTTACCAGAAAAATTGATGAAAAATAAACCAATAGAATCAACGAGTAACAAGTTCGTTTTTCCGATTAGAGTTTACTGGGAGGACACGGATTCAGTGAAATCAAGCACATAAAGTCGTATTTCCTCGAACAAATAGCGAGCAAAAGTAACAGAAAATCACTATTATCAACTTTAAGTCTGTTACCAAACGTGTTACCAGGAATTCATGGGCACCATCGTTCCACGCGGCAAGAAGCACCGAGCCGTTGTCCGCTACAGGGGCGTGACCAAGACCAAGACCTTCACGCAAGTAGGCGCAGCGAAGCGATGGGTACGCGAGGTCGAGCACACTCTTGACGGCCAAGTGTCCCAAGGAAGGCACGACCTGCTGCCGACGCTGCTCAAAAAGTATCGAGAAGAAATCGTAGAGAAGCGCCCCTATACAACCAAAACGCCTTCGCATCTGAAGTACCTGGAGCGGATAACAGCGAACACCACGGTAGGGGATTGCACACCGGAGTGGTGGGTGTCCTTCGTGACGGGCCTTACGTGCGCGCCGGCTTCCCGCGGACGTTACCTGTCCCTGGTGACCAGTACCCTACGAACGGCAGAGGGTCTGTGGGGCGTGAACGTGGACTGGCCGAGCTTCAAGCGCGGCAAGGCGATGATGCGCGCGCTCCACCTGCTTCCGTCAAAGAGACACCGTGGGCGTCGAGCAACCGAGACTGAAATTGCACTCGTAAAAGACAACGCGGCCTCTGGTTTGCCGCTCGCAGACCTCATCGACTTCGCGGTCGACTCTGCGCTGCGTGACGCTGAGATCTGTCGGATCAAATGGGTCGACTACACGAAAGATATCGGTATGGTGTGGGTGCGCGATCGAAAACACCCAAAACAAAAGATGGGTAATGACTGGCACGTCCCGTTGCTCGGACGCTGCGTAGAAATCATCGAACGGCAGCCGCGAATATCAGAGTTCATCTTCCCGTACAAGCCGGAGAGCGTGTCGTCTGCTTTTCGTCGCTCAAGAAAACGCGCCGGTATAGTTAATCTCACGTGGCACGACTTACGGCATGAAGGTATCTCGCGGCTGTTTGAGCGCGGCTTCTCCATTCAAGAAGTTGCCCTGGTGTCCGGACACACCGATTGGTCAAGCCTCAAGATATACACCCAACTGCGCCCGGAGTCGTTGCACGCTGGGCCTGTGTTATCACAACAAACGAAGGAGATCGTCAAATGAAGAAGACAACGTCCGTACTGTGTGTCATCGCTGCCTTAAGCGGGTGCGCGACCCCAGCAACCCCCGAGATGTTCGGGCCAGCGCCTACAAGCGACGCCGCGCGCTTACTGATCGACCACTATCTTAGGTCCACCCTGATCGATCCTGACAGCCTAGCTCAATTCAATCTTCTGGAGCCCCCGCGCATGTGCACCATCGGCGTGTTTGCTAACGCCAAGCACTACTGGTGTGTCCCGTTTGAGTACAACGCAAAGAACCGCTTCGGCGGCTACGTTGGCCGCCAGCTAAACACAGCCATGATCCAGCACGGCCAGATCGTCGACATGGGTACTGGCTACTACTGATCAATTAAGACACACGTCCACTTTTGGTTGATCGTGCGAGCACAGCTAAGCCTGCCTTACGGCGTGCTTCGAAATACGCGGCTTTAACTTCGAGATCCACGACCCACTTACCGGCGAGCTTGTAGATAGGACACGGAAATCGCTTTTCACGCGCCATGTTCTCTGCGGTTTTTGGTTTGTATCCGAAGTCAGGTGCCGCGTCCTTCAACGACTGCCACTGGCGTGTCGCTTTGGTTTGCTTTGTCATCACACTAATTCTCCGATGCTGCTGACTCGATCCCACTCATCTTTCCCTGACGTGTATACACCGCCAGCGTGCTGCTTAACGATCACGGAGAACTGATCTCCTTGATTCTTTTTGTGCTTCTCGATCAGCGCCGGCTTCATATCGAGGATGTGCGTACGCGTTCCGTTCGCTGAAACGAAGCCTAAGTTTCTAACCTCTTTGAACTCACGAGGTACTGTAAATTCAAACTCACCGGGGTTGACCTCACGACCCAAAGAATTACGCACCGCGATCTGCTCTCCGTCGAGAATCATGTAGTAATCAACAAACGACTTTCGCGGGTCTGTATCCGTCGGTCTAGCGCACGACGCTCCGTTCAAAATAGCCATGCCCATAGACAGGTAAACAACGCCTTCGGTGCGTTTCGTAGCGAGAGTGGCTTCTCTCCGGGAAAGTGCGGGCTCTTGACCGAACGCCAGCCATGCGGTATCGACGCCCAACAGTTTTGCGAGCTTCGTCATCGCTGCCGCTCGTGGACGAGACCTGCCTGTGAACCACTTACTCGCGGCTTCAGCAGACGCCCCCATCTTCAGTGCGACATACGCCTGCCGGCCTTGACTGATCGGGGGGACGCTTGGCGCCCCGTCGCACGCCTTGGCTAGGCGTTGCGCGAAATCGCGATCTCTGGTGTTCATCTTATTACCCGCCTTCTATTACGGAAACCCCTCACAACCTAATTTCCCACAAAAGTACACTGTCGTCAACTGTTGGTTAACAAAAGTGCTTTTAAGTACGCCAAGGCGGCGTCCTGCATGTCGCCGTCACTCCTCAGAACCGCCATCACGTGCTCATCCACTGTTCCGACAGTAATCAAGTGATCGATGAAGGTCGCACCTTGACCGACGGCGCGGGCGCCCGCTAACCGCGCATTGAACTGCTGGTATAGCTCGGTATGGAAGATCGGCCCGAACCACAGAATTCGCCGGCCGCCGAACTGGATGTTGAGACCGTGCCCCCCTGACTGAGGGTGCAAGATCATCAATGGCACCTGACCGCGATTCCACTTATCCTGCAGCGCTGTGTCCCGCTTCTTCAGTATCTGTGCGTGAGGGAACCGTTTCTTGATGGCCGCAACATCCGGTTGATACCACGCCGCGAGCAACACGTTGTCGTTTCGCGCATCTAGGTACTCGGCCAGCGCATCCAGCTTGACCGCGTGCACCTCATGGACGACCTTGTTTTCATCAAACACTCGACCGCTCGCCAACTGCAGCGACTTCTGCGTCAGCGAGGCTGCCGTGTCGGCTGTGATCTCTTTGCCGTCCATCAATCGAACCAGATACTCACGTTCGAGCTTCTTGTACAACGCGCGGTCTCTGTCGGACATATACACCGGGATGGTGTGGTAGATCGTATCCGGCAGGTCCATGTAGTCCCGGGAACGTTGGACAAGCGCGAGGTCGCTGATCTTCTCCATGATCGATTCCATGGCGCCGGGCTTCGGTTCGTACTTGTACCCCATGTAGTCGGCGTTGAAGTAGGTCTGGCGGTAGTCAGTGATGTTGCGGCCCAAGCGCTCGCCGCCATCGAGCAAGTAGATCTGCCCCCACATATTCATCAAACCCTTCGGCATCGGCGTCCCGGATAACAGAATCAGCCGATCGACGAAAGGGATGATCATGCGCATCGCGCGCCACACGAGCGCCTTGCGTCCGTTCTTGAGACCGATGCTCGACTCGTCGTAGACTACCGTGTCGTACGGCCAGTACTTGCCCCAGAAGTGAATCAACCAGTGCACGTTCTGCCAGTTGATCGCGTGAATGTCCGCCGTGCTTTGCGCACTGCGGAGGCCGTACTTGAGCGATTGACTCGCGATGTCTAGCTCTCGCTTCAACTCCTTGGCTTTGGCGTTATCGTCCCATGCGTCCGCCAGCTCTACGCGCAGCTTGGCCTGCTTCTTGATCCAGTATCTAACACGAGCAATGTGTGCGTGGTTCTCGGCTTCACCGTCTTTGGCGTCGCGCAAGAACTCATATCGGAGCCACGAGACGTGCTCCCAGTCGGCGATCTCGTCGGGCCATGTTTTCCGCATCACGCCGAGGGGTCCGATCGCGAGCACCCGATGAGCCTGGAAGGAGTCAAGCAGTGTTGCGACGGCAGTGAGTGTAGAACAACTTTTCCCGAGACCCATTTCGGCAAAAATAGCGCACTTTTTTACGGACAGCTCGTGTGCTATCTGCTCGTGTTGACAGACGCGAATGTCTTCAGCGGTCCAAGAAGGCACAGCCGTCCTCTACATTATCGGTCCACGCGGTCTCGAACCCGTCCTCCGCCCACTCATTGAGTCGCTTGTACTGCAGCTCCGTCGGCGTTTCACCGTGCCGCTTGATTTCGAGGATCTTGAATCGCAGGGCTTTGGTGTACATGCGATCCGCCTCGCCGCGACGGCCAGGACTGACGAACTTACGAACGCGCCAACCTGTCTTCTCTGCGTGCTCGTTGATCTTTTTCTCAACCCAGTTCTCGCGTCTACGGAACATTGCGTGCGGCATTTGTTAGACCTCTGTGTCCGTGGTGAACGTATCCGCTTCAGTCGGTCGCGCGCAGACGTGAGGTTTGCCGTCCTCGATACCGCAGAGTCGCCACTTACCGGCGACCATCAACCACATGACGCGATCAGTTTTGCACCAGTCGCACACGGGTCGCTTGCGCGGTTGATGCCCGTCATCGGCGGGCGTCGGGTGTTCTGTGTCGTTCATCACGTCAGTCCTTCTTGTAGTGTGTCGTTTCAAAGCCGTGGGCTCCCAGCGGCAGCCCTTCGGCCCACGGAGGTAGCGTCGTCATGCAACGAATCAAGCGCTCCAGCGCCTCCTTCGACTTGTCCGCGGGACCGTGCGCAACCAATTCGTCGTGCACGTGCATAACGATCTCGAACTCTTCTTCGCACCCGTCGATGCGCCCGAACTCACACGCGGCGGCTTGGCTCTTGATGTCATTGAACTTGAGCGTGTTCATGCGGCCCGCCTGGTCTCGTTCTCGAACAGCATCGCGCCGTGTCGAAGCAGATCGTTCGCGACTGCCTGCACCACGTTTTCCGTGATTTTTCCGCCGTGTGTAGGTGTGCGCCCCCAGAACTTACGCTCTCCGTCGTCCTCCATGCCTTCATAGGTGACGGTCATCTTCGTGGCTCCCCACGGCGTTACCACCTCTTCGATCTTCGGCCGCAAGTAGTGGAGAGCGCGACCAGACGGCAACACGATGCGCATGAACGGAGACTTCATCTCGAAGGTAAGGCGGCCTACCGTCTGCTTTCCGCCCTCGTAGATAACCGTCTTGGCTGCGGCTTCGAGGTCGTACCAGAACTGAACCACTTCTGGGTACGCCTCACGGAACACGGTCACGGCGGACTGCGCCTGTTCGTCCGTCATCTCTACGTGCATGCTCCGCGCGTAGCCGCGCAGTCCCGTCAACTTCATGTCGCCCGTCTTTCGATCAACCACTTCAGCGCCAGGGCCGAGTCTGAAGCCGCAGTTGTGCGCAATAAGCGGCCCGGCTGTCGTACGAATGACGAACCGAGACCGCGGGCCGCAGTCGACGATGTCATACGTTGTACGAACCGCGGCAGCCTGCTTGGTCAGCGAGAATTTGTTCGGCTGATAGCCCTTCTCGGATTTTGCGAGCGACTGTACTCGGCGTGCGGTACTGCGTTGCATGATGTAGCCAAAAATCCTCCGCGCAGTATGTTTCACCGCAATACTCAACCGTGCGGTTGACCCGTTTATTACGGTTGTTCTGTGCGCTCGTAACGAATCCGATGTTGCCTGGCTCGTAGTGCCCGTTGTTTTCTGTCCGATCAACTTGCTTGCTTGAGTCCTCCACGCCCGGTAGCGTGATGCAATGTTGGATAAACTCTTCTGCAGTTTTAAACCGGCACTCGATTCCTCGGCCTCCGTATCCTTCCTGCTCTCGACTCCCACCAACGCATCGGGCACGAATCGCGTAGAAGCGGTTGGATAGGCGCTCAACCATGCCACGAGGCAGCTCGTGACGACCGGCCACGGACTTAACTGCTCGAATGGCCGCATTAGCGCACGCCGGGCAAGATGATGTTTTCCCCGATTCTGCGGTGCCTCGGGCTTGAAACTTCTCGTGCCCGCAGACACACCGAACAACGTACCCCCACGTTGCTTTCCCCCCGTATACCTGCCGTTCATGGCGAATGACAACCCACTCACCGAACTGAGCGCCTCTTGGAGCAAGCGGACGTCTGACGCCACGCACTTCGACGTCATCCACCTCTCTCCTACGAGAATCAAGTGCTCTGGTGTTACGTCTACTCCGCACAACGCTATCGTTTCTTTTTGGCCTTGGCATATCACACCACCATGTTTAACGAACTCAACCCCATCGAAAATTAGATCCGCCCTCGACACGTGAACGATGTCCACCCAACCGCGCGACGTAAGGACTTCAGTGCCCGCAGCGAAGCAACCAAGGGTCGCTGGCTTAGCTAAGTTACGTTCATACGACGTGATGTCTTCGTATGCCTTGCGCAACCACACCACCGCGAACGCTTTGTATATGTCCTTGCCATCCGCAAAGACTTTCAACATCGCCGGGCAGTCGGCGAGCCACGCCAACACCGCCGATTCGATCGACGACAAGTCCACTACCACGAGCTTGTTTCCCGGCTGCGCGCGAATTGCTCCGCGCAAGCTACTGCTCAACGCGGTCAGCGGGTCTGGGTACGCTGCCTCAAGCCAGAAACGATCATCGTCTTTAATGGATTGGATGATGTCGTATTGGCGCTCATCCGACTCAAACTGTTTCTTCGGTCGAGGGAGATTCTGTGGCTGTGCGCCGCGGCCGCCCCACCGACCCGTACGCGCCGCACCGCAGAATTGAAATTGATGTCGTATACGTCCATCACAAGCCATGAGCTTCAGCGCGTGCAGCTTCTTCAGCGAAGTGCGCTTCATCTGCGCGCGCAGCTTCAGCGCTTTACGCGCCTGCGCAGTCAAATCATTCAGCGGGTCAGCCAACGCCCGCTCTACCGTCTCTTTACGCAAATCACCAAACTCGTACCCTCGTTGGCGCACCCACGGACCGAACTGTGTGTCGCTATTGGGGTTCTCGCTCGGGTCCGTCATGCCGGTGACAACACGAAGCTGCGCCAGCAGCTCTTTAACCTTGTCATCGACGTATGCGACGCCGCTCTCAATGAAATTCGTATCGAGCGGAATGCCCCGTACATTGATCGCCTGATCGAGCCTCCACATATCCCACTCATCGGGAAGCACGGGGTACTTGGATAAGCGGTTCACATACAAGAAACGTTCGGCTTCGACGTCCTGCCGGTTGTACTCGCAGAACTCAGCCCACAGCTCGGGCTCACTGAGGCTGTTGTCCCACGCCCATGGCTTGTTCTTTGTTGGCTTGCGCGGCTTACAGAATTTTCCAATGAGGTACTTGCCGCGTTTTTGCTTCTGATACTTCTCCGGCATCCTCACGACTTCGCCGAGTTTTTCGAGTCCACCGGGCAGGCCTAGCATGAACGCCAGCGCCATAGTGCACGTGCAGCGTTCGAGGTCGATGTACACGCCGAGTACGTGGTAAATGATCGCTCGTTCAAATGCAGTGTTATGCGCCTCGACATCAACACTGTCGTCCTGCAGCAGGTCTACCAGCGGCTGCAGGAGCTTGCGATCCGTGTCGCAGGTCCATTGCTGCACGGGTCCGTCGTCCAGCGCCCACGACGCCATCAGGATTCGACAGGACGGGTGACGTGCATACGCATCGAGGCCGACCTTCTTCAGATCGAGGTCGCATGCGGTCTCGAAGTCCAGCCTCAGTAGTGTCACGGTCGGCCCACCATACCGTTCCACTTCTGCGCGGCTTCTTCCGGCGTAGCACCGAGCGGACCGGACGCGCGGCACTCGGAGCGCATGCACTCGCCGTAGTGCGTAACTGCGTTCCATGCAAATAATCTCGGCTTCTTGTGCTTGCACCACGGACAGGGCAACAACTTAACCGAAAGTGGATTGTTCACGCGCAACTACCCCACTGTGAGGCCATGGCGTCAGCGATTCCTGGGTACGTTCTGCTTCGCTCTTTCCATCGATCGTCTGAAGGGCCGAGGTTGCTTTGCCCTGACGGGGTTTGGTTCGCCCACACATGCTTCACGGGGTTCGTGCCGAAGCAGTTCGGGCAGCCGTACTTTCCGAGGGAGAATTCGAAGCGATACCCGCAACCACAACCATACATTGGTTCCACGAACGCCGTCGGTATCAGCGGACTCAGCCCCTCCATCCACAATCCGGTTTTCTTACTCGCGTCATCACCGAACCAGTGCGGTTGTACATACTGTGGTTTCGGCATGAAAGGCAGCTTGGTGTTTATGCAACCCTGGGGGTTCTCCAAACAGCGCTTCTTTATTTTCTTCGCGTGCCACAACCTTTCAATGAAATCCAGCGCCTCCTTCTGGTGCTCGACGCGCGCGCGGCCGTCCGCCTCGATACGACCGCGCGTTATCCAGTGCAGTCCGGCCGAGTTCAGGAACGTGCATGGCGGGTGCGCAATCATCAGGTCCCACCCTTCATCGATGATGTCAAACACATCTCCTTGGTAGTGATCTGGCGATCCGTCTTCGGCGGGCAGCAGATCGCAGGAGAGAGAGAGAAGTGTCCTCTTGCGGCGAACGCGCGTCGCACTCGGCCGCTGTACTCACAGGCTACTAATACGCGCACGGAAGTCCCTCGAAGAGCCCTCACCAGCGAAGGGGGAGAACGCTGGTGAGGGCAATGCCGGGTCTTTGCAGGGGGCGAGGGCGGCCAGACCCGGCACAGCCATACTGCCACTAAAACGACACGAATCAACCAAAAGTTGATACGTCGGGCGCGTTAAAGCCCGGTGCCGTCGCCTTCTTCGTCCTCGTCATCGGCATCGAAGTCGCCGAACTCGGCTGCTGTCGATCGAGCGCGCCCAGCCAAGGGCTCGCCGTGCTTGGCGAACTTCACGCTCTCCAATCCGCAGCAAACCTGATTCTTTCCGCCGCCATCAGTCGGGTAGATCGTCAGCTTGACGTGATAGAAAGCGCCTGAGTAGAACTCGTGGTCGCCCTTGCTGGCTTCGCTACCGTCACCACCGAACACGAACGGCGGCCTGTCTTCGGGAGAGTTGGCCCGCACGGCATACATGCCTTCGTACCCTGAGTAGACCTCACCGGTCTCCTGGTTCGTGCAGTCCTCGCCCTTGTTGAAGAACTGGCACACGATCGTGTCAGGCTTCAATTTTGGGAACCCGTTCTTCTTAACTTCCGCGATCGCGGCCTTGATCTCCGCGATGTGCTTCGCGTGCTTGGGCTTAGCGGGGTCCAACAGCGCAGTCATACCAAAACGCTTCTTCCCGTCGGGTTCACTACGCACCGCTTTCGCTTCAAAAATATCCAGAAAGCTGCCACGCACCCAGCCTAACTTCACTTCCGCTCTTACGCCTGCTACCGGTTTCATATCACTTACTCACTGTTCAAAGTTACAACTCAGTCAACTCATCACTCTCGTTCTCGAACTCACTGAACTCGTCTTGGCCTTCAAACTCATCGAACTCAGCTAATCGGACATTCGCAAAAATCGGACGTTTATCGGTCACCGGCGCCAGAGACGGATGGCCCGTCGGTTTGTACACCAGCTTCAGCTTGGCGCTCTCGTTGACCTTCTTGAACGCGGACTTCTGGCCGCGCGTCAACATCTTCTCCGCCTGGGCCGGCGATATCAGCGTGCGCTTAACAACCTGGCTCTCGCGCAGCCCTTGCTTCTGCAGCCACACTTCCGCGCGCTGCTGGTCGAGCCACGCGCGACGCGACTGCGACTCCACGATCTTCCAACCGGGTACTGCAACAGGGTCCTGTACCAGCAAGCGCATCGCGGCAGTACGTGTGCGCCTGGCCCACAGCTTCACCAGCTCCACAGACTCAAGCGCCTTGGCGACTTGCTCTGGTGTCAGGATCTCCACCGTGCCCGGCGCATCCATGGCGTCGAAGTCGCTGTTTAACGCAGCGATAGACGCTTTCAACTGCGTTCCGCAACGCCCAGCAACAGCGCAGAAGAAGCACTGCTTCTCACCTGCGCGCGTGGGTGGGTTGGGTGCGAGTGCGACGGTGCACTGTGCGTGCATCTCCTTCGCAAATTCCATCAGCCGCTCCACCGTGGTCTCCCACACGTCGAAGTGCCCGAACCGGGGCTGACAGATGCGAATGATGACCTTGTCGATCTCGTAGCCCCACGACAGCTCGTCGTACATGCCGATTGCGTAGCCCATCGCCTGTTCATTCTCTTCGGCGTAAACCTTCACGCCCTTGCCGTACTTGAAGTCGGTCACCACCAGCGTGCGGTGATACACCGCACCGTGGTCACTGGTGCCGAACTGATTCTTAAGCGGCATGCGGCCGTTCAAGTCGACCCGCGTCTCCGTGAAGTGCGTACCGGGCAACTCATTGCACCAGTCAACGTACTCCTGAACCGCCTGGATCATCTCTTCATCGGGGACGAACATCGTGCCGATCTCGTCGCCGAGTACCGCATCGGCATAGTCGGCGGCGCGCGCTTCCGTGTTGGTGCGCTGCGCTACCAGCACCGTCTCTGCGAAGAAGTGTGCGTTCGTGCCTTCGGCAGAGAACTCGGTGTCGAGGTTCTGCGCGTTGAGCATCGTCGACGCCAGCAGCATGCCGGCGCAGCGCATCAAACCCGGCAACGTGCTGGGTCCGAGCAGTGCATGCCCGGACTTCGCACGCTCTTCAGCGAGTTTTTGCCAGTCGATCGTCACGGAAAGACGTGGTCTGGGATCGGCACGTACGGCGTTTCCGGCGCGACTTGCGTCGGCGGATTGCGCCAAGAGTCCATCGCGTCCGCTAACTCGAAGGCTTCCTTGATCTTCTTGGGTTCGTGGTACCCCTCGGCCATCGTCGCCCAATGCCGGATGGTCTGCGCTGCGAGCGGATCTTTCGCTCGTAACACAAACACCGGCTCATCCCCTGCCGCTTTATTCAAGCAGCTTCGGGGTTCACTCAGCTCGTATCGTTTCAACATCGTCGCACCCTCAAATAAAAACCCTGACTGCGCGGCAGGACTCGAACCTGCAACCTGCGCCTTGGTGTAGCTGAGCCCCGACCGCTCTACGGGGATTCTTTCGGACAGTTGTTCCACACCGCAGCGCCGCTCTAGCCTATTGAGCTACGCGCAATCAAGATTTGTTGGTTACTTCTTCCCGGCCAGCGCCTTTTCGCACAGTGCCACCGCTTCAGCGAACTTCGCCTCGGGGATCGTGTCGATCGACTTAGCGCCGAGCTGGCCCAGGATCTTCGCAGCACGATCACGCGCAACGGTATCCCGCACCTCGAACAGCTTCGCGCGCACGTCTTCGAGCGTCAGTGCCTCATCTTCGCCGCCGAGTCCATCACCAAGGTCCACTTGCTCGGGCTCCGGTGCTGGTGCAGGCTTGCTCGCTGCCTTCGCCTTCGTTGTGGCTGGCTTGTCCGCAGGTACTGGCTGCACGGGCGCTGCTGGCTTACTGGCGCCGTTGATCGCAGCCGTCAGCCCTTCAATAGCCGTAGCAAGACGGCCCACTTGTTCTTCCATCGACATAGTTCTGCCCTCAAAAGATTTTCAAAAGTTGTTGCTAAACCTCAACACGAACGGCAACATAATGCCCAACTAGACACCTGTCAACCAAAAGTTGAGAAGAAAATGAAACACGCACCGGCTCGAATTCGGGCACCTCTCACTCGCCGGCAAGAACTTCGCACGCTACTGATGACACTGGCGGAGCGCACGACGAAAGCAAAGACTTTGTCGGCTCTCGCGAAAGCGGTGCATCGCAGTCAGGAGGCCGTCAGCATCTGGATCAGACAAGGTGAAGTGCCCGCGGCGGCTGCCGGTGAATTGCTGCGGTTGAAAAAAGCGAACCCCGAAGGTGCCCTGCGCATCTACCTAAAAGACCTGACCCCGTCGCTGTTCTGAGGCCGTCCCGATGACTACGAAAGTAGCGAATCTGGACGCGCGTCGGCGCGGTGTGGGGAGGCTGCTGCGCTTCTGCACCGGCGAGACCGCGCAGTCCAACAAAGTCAAGAACATCGAGCTGCGCTGGGCCGAGCTGGGTGAGCAACTGCGTACTCCCCACGTCGGCGCCGAAACGCTCGAAGAGTATTTGAAGCTGCCCACACCGGAGCAGTTGTCGCGCAAGGACGTCGGCTATGTGATGCCCGGTCACATGGACAAGGGCATCCGCGGCAAAGCGAACATCCATCTGCGCTCGTGCCTGGTGATGGACATCGATCATGCGCCGCAGGGCGCGATCGAGCGGATCTGCGATCCGATACTCGGGCTTGGCCGATACACGTTCTACCTGCACTCAACGCGCAAGCATAAAGACGACGCGCCGCGTCTGCGCCTGTACATGCCGGTCACGCGCGACGTGGCGGCGCTGGAACACTCCGCGATCATCCGCCGCATCGCAGCCGACCTGCAGCCCCTGGGCGATGAGTCGTCATCGATCGACTGGTTCGACGACACCGGGTTCGAGTTCACCCGCGTCGCGTTCTGGCCGTCGATCAGCAAGGGTGCCGACTACGTCTTCGTCGCGAACGAGGGCGAGTGGCTGGAGCCCGACGCCATCCTGGCGCTGTATGCCGACCCTATGGACGTCAGCAGCTGGCCGGTCAGCGAGAAGCTACGCGACACCCTGCGCCTGTCGGCCAAGCGCTCCGGCGATCCCCTCACGAAGCCCGGCATCATCGGCGCGTTCAATCGGGTCTACTCGATCCATCACGCGATGGAGGAATACATCCCGGGGGTGTATGTCCACGGCGCGCACGATGACCGCATGACCTACGCCGCGGGCTCCAGCGCGAACGGCGCGCTGATCTACGACAACGGCTTGTTCCTGTTCAGCCGGCACGAGTCGGACCCGTGCTACTACCAGAACTGCAACGCGTTCGACATGGTCCGCATCCACCTGTTCGGGGATCTCGACTCGAAGGTGTCGGCGGACACACCGATCAACCAGAAGCCCAGCTTCAAGGCCATGCAGGCGAGGGCGGCGGAGGACCCGCAGGTCCGCACTGAGCTGCTGATGGCCCGAACCGCCGATCGCGCGCACGACTTCGACGAGTTCGACGAAGAACAGGCCCTCGAAGAGCCCATCGAATCAAGTACGCCGACGGCGAACGAGTTCGCGACCTTCGACGCCGACGAAACCGCAGCAGAACCACCCCCGACTACCGACAAGGCGAAGCTCAAAGAAGACCGTAAGGCCGAGGACCTCGCACAAGTCAAGGTCGCCGCAGCCAAGGCCCTGCACTCCGACAAAGGCGCGCTGGTGCCCTGCCTGGCGACACTGGAGGCCCTTCTGGAGCATGACCCTCGTCTGAAGGACTGCGTTGCCACGAACCTGTTCACCGGCGATCTGCTGCAGATGCGAAAGCTGCCTCACATGCGCGTACGCGTGCCGCCCGAGGGGGTGTTGTGGTCGGATCTGGCTGAACTCAAGATCAAGAGCTACCTGGAGCAGCGCTACCACCTGTTCGTGAGCGCGACCGCCGTGCACGAGGCGGCGTGCAGCGTAGGCGACAAGCGCGCGTTCAACCCAGTCAAGAACCGGTTAGAGGCGCTGCCGGCGTGGGACGGCGCGTCGCGCATCGAATCGTTTTTCATCCGCCACCTCGGCTGTCCGGACACGCCGTACTACCGGGACGTGTCGCGCAAGTTCTTCGTGGCCGCCGTGTCTCGCGTGTACCGACCGGGGTGCAAGTTCGACTCAATGCTGGTGCTGGAGGGTCCGGAGGGGATCGGCAAGTCGACGCTGGGCAAGGTCCTCGCGTTCGGCCACTTCACCGACGAGATGTCCTTCGGGTTCGACTCGAAAGAGGTTGTCGAGCGTTCGCGCGGCAGCTGGATCGTCGAGATCCCGGAGATGGTGACCCGCAGCAACGCCGATTCGCAACACGTCCTGCAGTTCATCACGCGCCAGGTCGAGCGTGTGCGCCTCTCATACGCCCGCAACGCAGGCGACTTCCCGCGTCAGTTCGTGATGATCGGCACCACCAACGAGACCAGCGACTACCTGCGCACCACGGCGGGCAATCGCCGCTTCTGGTGCATCCGCTGCAGCACAGCCGTCCTGGACATGCAGGCGATCATCACGGAGCGCGAACAGCTCTGGGCAGAGGCCCTGGTGTACATGGGCTTAAACGAGCCCCTGTTCCTCGAAGGCGCCGCGTTGAAGGAAGCACAGGCCGTGCAGGCCGAGCGCGTCATCAAGGACGATGTCAGTGGGGTAATCGAGGCGTGGCTCAACCAAAAAATTCGCACGTCTCACTGGGAGCACGACCCATCGGAGCGGGGCGACTTCGATGACGAGGACACGTGGGTTGAGCGCGACCGAGTCTGCGCGGTGGAGATCTGGGTGGAGTGCCTGAAAGGGCAGATCGACCGCTTCACGAGACGCGAGGCGATGCGCATCAACGCGGTGATGAACGGATTAGCTGATTGGGAGCAGAAGCCGCTCGTGCGGTTCGGGAAGCGGTATGGCACGACTCGGGGGTTCTTTCGGCGCCTGCTGATATGACGCGAGGCGGTTGTGCCTAAATCATCACCTGAGAAGCTGGCGTACGCCGCAGCCTACCAAAAACGGCGGCAAGCCCTGCTCCGGGAGGTGCGAGAGAGCTTCGAGCTGGAGTATCACCTCTGGAAGTTTTACAACCCGGACGGAACCAAGAAGAAAGTCGTCGAGGGGTCACCGTGTCGGAAAAACCCCCAGCACAGAAATCTGCGGCGAGTAGACGACGGACACTGTGTCGACTGCGAAAAAGACAGGCAGAAAACGCCGCGCTACCTAGACCTGCACCGGGTGCACTGCCGACGACACATAGCTAAGGATCCAGAGAAGCATCGGGCGCGGCGCCGCGAATGGAAGAAAAACAACCGGCACGTTATCAATGCCCGGAAATACGCCCGACGGCACGCAACCCGGTTGACCGATGCTTCTGCCACAGACGCCGAGATCGACTACTTACTGCTGCTTCAGCTCGGCTGCTGCGCCTACTGCGGAGAGCCTGCGGCCCACCTGGACCACAAAGTTCCGCTGATACTGAAGGGCCAACACACGATCAAAAACCTTCAGTGGCTGTGTGCGTTTCACAACATCAGCAAGGGAGCACGAACCGATACCGACTACCGATTCTGGTACGGAATCCCTTTACGCACTCCCTGGGACGCCTGTTAACAAAGTTTGCTTTCCGCGCTTGCGCCAGAGAGTTTGTTAACGCCCGTAACTCCTTGATTCTTCGCTTCTTTACTACTTTAAGTAACTAAGTTAACAAAGTTAACAATTAAATAGATAGAAGATTAGAGATAGGTAGTGGACTACTACTAGGGGGACTAGGTAGAGGAAGTATAGAAAGAGGGTAGACGGTCAATACGCCTATAGAGTTTGGGAAATCAGTGCAACTTTGTTAACTTGTGTTTTCTCCACAAGAATCAGTGGCTTAGCGGTTAACATTGTCAAAAAAGTTTGTTAACACGTCGAGTTTGTTAACAGCAGTGCCCGCGCTACGAGGTTTTAGAAGAGTCCCAAGCCTCGGCTCCGCGCCCC